CACCCCCACCCCGTCGGGGTGTTGGCGGAACTCGTAAAACTACCCAAACATTGTATATCCTGTCAATGCGGGAACGCTTAACGCTACACGTCCGCAGGTTAGTACATATATCTCAGGTTAGTAGCGTTTTTTTGAAAGGTAAATGTCAGTGCAGTTGCACTGATACACTCACGAAAGTATTAATGCCTTGTCGGTACGGAAAGTGTTATCGGCGGTGTTGGTGATACGTTTTACGGTACAGCTTTAATAACAATCAGTTTGTCGACACGCTGAAACCTCCCGCTTTTCGACGGGAGGTTTTTTGTTACATCTTTATTATTCCGAAAGCGTTTGCGACCGAGCTTATAAGAATTATCGCCGCAAATACTGGACACAGATATTTTATCATGAAATTGAATATCTTCTTTCGCTTGAATGTGCCGTTTTCCGCAGTCATTTCTTCTTCAATCTTCTTTACGCCCACAACTCTCGAAACAAGCAGACAGGTTGCGATAGCCGCTATCGGCATCATTACCGAGTTTGTAAGGAAGTCAAAGAAATCGAGCATCTGCATTCCGAGTATCTGCGCAAAGCCGAGCGGTCCGTAGCCAAGACAGGACAGTGTTCCGAGTGTTATCATAATAACGGTGACTATTACGGTTGATTTCTTTCTTCCCCAGCCGAGCTGATCCTGAAAGGTCGAAACCGCACTTTCTGTAAGTGCGATTGAGCTTGTCAGTGCCGCACATAAAACGAGAAAGAAGAAAAGTATTCCGACAAACGTTCCTGCCGAAAGGCCTGAAAAGACCTTAGGAAGCGTAATGAACATCAGCGATGGCCCTGCCTGCAGTGTATTGGGATCGCCGCCTGAGAACGCAAATACAGCAGGTATTATCATAAGCCCTGCCATGATTGCAATGCCTGTGTCGAATATTTCAACGTTGGTGGTAGACTTTTCTATTGAAACGTCCTTTTTCATATATGAGCCGAATGTTATCAGTATGCCCATTGCTATTGACAGCGAGTAGAACATCTGACCCATAGCGGAAACTACCGTCATCCACGAGAAGTTAGAGAAGTTCGGTATCAGGAAATATTTCACGCCCTCAAGTGCGCCGGGCATAGTAACGGAATATGCGGTTATCATTATCGAAAGGATAACAAGCACAGGCATCATAAACTTCGATACACGTTCAATGCCGTTTCGTACCCCGCCGAAAATTACCGCAACCGTAAGGGCTGTGAAGATAAGGAAACATATCTCGGCACTGCCGCCGCTTGAAATAAAGCCAGTAAAAACTCTTCAACTTCTCCCAGCGTTTTATCTCCCCACTTGACTTTTCTATACGGTAAATCAACACCTCTTATCACACTCAACCGTTCCATCTGCTCACTCTTCGACAAAGGAGTACCGTCTTTCGTGAACAAGTCATAGGGAACGTATGACATCAAGTTGTACCTAATGCCTTCCTTAAAACCACCGTTCTTCCACCCTGCTACCGTGTTCCTCGGGTTCTTATAATTCAAAGATTTAAAGTACTCCTCATTCTTCTCCCAGTCCTCTTGCGTGATAATCAGTTCACCTCTCATCATTGAGAAGTTTTCACTGTCCCATTCACCTTCATTCAAGTGAGCGCACTGCTCATCCATGATTTCTCCCACGTACCCATCCCCCCTACTCCACCATTTCTTCCCCACGTGAATAGCTGATATACCGTCAAATTTAGGTGTTATCACCAACCACGTGTCCTTCCAGCCTTCTCCTACTACACTCCCTAACCATTCCTCTAATTTTTCTACTTGCTTCACCTTATCCAAGGAGAGCATAGGCTGAGGCAACTTTTCTTTCCTCGTTGATGAGGGAGTAGGCTCTGATACTGCCTTCTTGAAGAACTCACAGTCAGGAGCCTCTTCCCTCAGTTTCTCTACCGTCTCATCCCAGACTTGGTCGGGGACAGAAGGATTACCTTCTGCGTACTCCTTAGACCATTGTCTTAAATTCTTTATAGTTTCCTGTATATTCATGACTAAAAACGACCATTCATTAATTCACCTTTAAACCTACAAAGCATAGCATGGAACATCTCTTGATACATATTGCAAAGTATCAACCCTGAGTTTTCTATCATCATCTCCCTTATGGCATGATTAATAGTTTTCTGACCGTTATTAGCCCATATAGTTTGAAATTCAGGGGATCCTAAATACTCTTTCATGCGTCTCTCACATTCTTCCTTCAATAGGGAGTTAACTAACAATGAAAAATCAGAAAAATACCTTCTACCGTCTCCTCTAATTTCATACTCCCTGAAAAACTTATCTACTTCTTTCTTCACCATCTCTTCCCATTGCTCTTCAGGTATTAAAGACACGAAAGTAGCCTTAATCCTGTCTTTCACTCCCTGCATTAACATTGCAGGGTCAAATTTCTGTACTTGTGTATTTTCTTCCATGATGTTTATCTATTATAATGTTTCACGTGAAACATCCTTTGTTAATTTCTTCACTATCATCCTATAAGCTTTTGAATCGTCCGAAGTCAATGAGCGTTTCCACTTGTTCTTTAACTTCCACCATCTCAACGCCTCCCAGACTTCACTTTCTAACTTTCCAGTCTCGCCTTCTACCATCTTAACGAAATCTTTCTCCTTCTCGATGTCTTTCAGCAACTCATCTCTCAAACCGATCAAAGGTCTAAACATTTCAAGATAACTAGAACGGTCTACTCTTGAATTTAAGTAATAATCAATCTCTTCAAAAGTGACGTTATCATAGTTGATCACACCACCGTAATTAAGATCATCTTCATCCAGCAAGTAAGTTATCCTATTTTTCCGTTGTTTCCACCCTGATAAATCGTCCCAATACTCTCCTCCAGGATTATACTTAATGCAGAGTGACTGCTTTCCTGGATCGTTAGGAAACGCATACTTTTCAACCTGATACATACCTTTTGAAGGCCCTTCAGGGATGGAATAGTCACTGGTAAAAATTTTTACCAGCCTATCATACATATTTTCCCTAGTGATCCTCTTTCTAGTAGGAAGGTAAACCCTAGATCCTTCGCCTACTGAACTGTTTACTTCCTTTATAAATTCCCACCATGACTTATGACCAGAAGTCAAAGAAGGCTCAGCATCGTACACTATCCTGATAGGACTCTCATCCATCTTAAACATATCCACCTTACCGTCAATAGGATACATGATGTCAGAACGATCAAACAGACCATTAACGAACATGGCAAACTTCATACCTCGTGTCTGGAGGTTGTCTACTTTCATGGAAATGTCTCTACCTTCATCTTGATTTTTCATGAGTTCCTCAAGTTCTGCTTTCCGTGGGAAGACAGTATCTGAGACTGAGAAATTAGTAGAAAACACACGGTAAAGATTATCACCGTTTCTCATGAGAATATAAGAAACGTGATTCCACTGATTCCTTACTTTATTAAAGTAAAAATCGTCAGAATAATGCTTGTCTTTACGTCTAGGCTTGAAAACCACGATAGAACGCTTTTCAGGTATCACCAAATCCCTATTTTTAGGATTCAGCAACCACTCATCAAACTTCTCTATATCCTCGTAATCGTACCCACCACACTTGTAACCCGTCAAGGCTGTCTCCTCATCCATGTATAGAACCAACTGCCTCAAGGTTAGTGGTTCTGAAGGGTCTGCCTTTTCACCTTCACTTATCTGCATCAACTCCTCATTAACTCCTAAATACAACTCGATCATGGAAATAACTTTCATCACCTTTTCTATACGAGAGCGGAATTCCCGTACCATTCCTTCCATTTTAATTACTGTCTGCATCAAGGAGTTTTTCTGTGATTCGATGATACAATTGGCCATGTAAGTTAACTCCTCAGACCTATTCTTCAAAACAGAAAGTTTATCAACAACGCCTACTAACGCCTCTGATTGAACGTTCCTTGAAACTAGTCCAGGCTCTTGCGGTAAATCATCCTCTTCCAACTGAGGCATCACTGAAAGGTCACCGTTCAAGGCACGGTGAGAACTTTCTACCAGTTCTGAAACATCACCAAGAACCCTAACGTAATAATTTTTAAGATCATAAGTACCTATCGTTTCTCCTTGATCTTCCCACTTATCAGTCATGAAAGAGTAAACCAACACCTTAAAATAGGTGTACGTTTCCTTAGTTGCACTCTCATTCAACTTGATCAAGAAATTATAGGAAAAATCTTTCACACTTTTTCTCCTATAAACGAACCCTACTTCTGGTTCTACTGACTTTTGAAAGTCAGTAGTGGTTGTTACCACTACTTCTTTCTTATCGTTTATCTTAAGTTCTGCCTTCATGTCAGTTCTTTTTTAAGTTGTGAATCAAGCGATAGTGCGGTCTCTGAATGTCACCCCAGGCAAGAGTGTTTTTAAAATTGACGATTGTCCCTTTACCGTCTTTAATGGTGAGGTGAAAAGACATCTCATTAATCATCCTGAAAGTTCCAGTCACTGCAGAATCAAGTTCCACATCGTATTTCCGTAAAGTTTCTACTATCTTTGAAGTTAATTTCTCGAGTTCAGACTCTGCCTTTCTCAAGGATCTAGGCAAGAACTTGTCAATATCAAAATCAATCGAAGGTGAAGAGTAAACCCAACGTTGTTCTGCATAGTATTGGTTTCTATTTTCAGGAGTTAGAACCATTCTCTTATAAGCGTTTCTTCTCTCAATGTTTCTCTCAACTTGTTCCTTACTCCATTGAGTAATTTTTTCAAGGTAAGAAGCTTTAAATTCTGCTAGTGTCGCTTCAAGTTGTTCTTCTATCTTCATGACTTTTACTGTTTTATGTTTGACTTATTTTGTATATGCAAATATAAAAATTATATGTCTGACTGCAAAAATTAAGTACCAAAATTTTGGTACTTAACTGTTAAACTTTGTTAATTCCACTTATATCCCTTTTCCTTCAAGAATGCCTCTACTAACCAAACGTTCAGTTTCTTCTCTCCATCATGAGTGAAATGTACAGGCATATCTACCCTACTGTTCCACCTCTTAAAACTATCACATTTCACTACCTCTTCTAGGTACTCATGGAATTCTCTTGTAGTGAAGTCCTTCACCTGCCCCTTAGGATTCGTAAGATGAATCAAGTCATCTTTCTTTTCCACTGCCGTCTCATCCTCAGGGGTTTTCTTACACCATGAACCGAATTTAGCCATTCTCTGGTGAGCCAATTCTTTCTAACCTTCTTTGAAAGAGGAAAACGTGTTTCTCCTCATCAGAGATTAGTTTGGAGAGTAACTGAACGCAGACGGCAGAAGTCCTCGTGTTAATGAGGATCAATTTTTGCCTCAGTTCTCTATAATGCTTGAGAGTGTCCTCTTCCGCCTTGATTGCGAGGTTTAAGGCCTCTTGTGGAGTTTCACCGTATTTCACCTTAGAGGTATCATACTTACTAGTTATCTTCCCACCTAACCTGGTGATCAAGTCCCCTAATTTATCAAGGTGCTTCATCTCAACCAGAGCTGCTCCTAAGAGAACGTTAGAGACAGGTTCAAACAAACTTTGCTGTGTTATGTATTGATGTATAGCGCTCATCTCAGAGAAACCGTTCACTCCGTTGTACGCATCGTAGAACCATTCAGGCTCTACACCATCACCTCCTTTTACTTCTGTAAACTCAGGATAAACTACCTCCTGGTTAGAGAATTCCAAGACGTCAACCATTGCGTCAGCCATTTTCTCTACCATGTTAGAGTTACCCTTGAGTAACATCATTTTCATGTAACTGTCCATTTACCTTTTCCTTCCGTTTACTTATAGGCAAGTAGAACATACCTTCTAGGTAGAACTCCTCCATGCCTTCTACTTGATGCTTGTCGCTTAACCGATACTTCTCTTTTTTCACTAGAACTAAGTCACCATTAGATACTAACTTAGTTAGGTTCCTCATTACCTTCTTCCGGGTCCATCCTGTCCTACGGGTACACGTTAAGGGGGTTGCTACGCCTAAAACAGCGTCAAGTCCTAAATACGCAGACCTCGCCTTATAAGACAACATCATGCCTTTGATGACACCTAACAGGAAATCTGAATCTGTCTCTCTTTTCATGTGATCAAGAATTTAAAGAAGTGAGAATTAACTCACTCCTTATTTTTTAGATTCCTTCCGGGTACGGGGAACAAGTTTAGGGTTCACAGGCTGAGAATCTGCCTCTTGAATCTGCCGAGAGTCTTCTCCTTCTCGGAGTGATTCTTTCCGGAGTTCTTCCTTCATTTCAGGGATGAGAGGAGCTGTCGCCTGCCTTTTCTCCTCTTCTTCTACTAGCATTCTAGCATAGTCCGCCTCATCCATGAAAGCCGTGAACGGGTATTGCTTGTCTGACATCTCCAAGTTACCGCACTCATCACAGATGTACTCAAATTTCTGGCCTCTCGGTGTGATTCTCACGTTTTGAAGGCGCATCTCTTTCCCACACTCGCAAACCATCGTTTGCATCACGGGAACTACTTTCTTAGTTTTAATTTCTGCCATAATGTTCTTAAATTTTAATTATCTCAAATATAAAAATTATATTTCTAATTCCAAAATTTCTCCAATAATTTTTGATAAAGAGGGACGGCCTTTCAACCGCCTCCTCTGATCGACAAACTATCAAGAATAAATAAACAAGGTACTAACCGCAATGTGAGAAACCACAATCAAGGCAAACGGGACATCCTGATGAGTAAATCATGTTAGTTGACCCGCAAGACTCACAAGTCAACCCTGAATGAGTACCGTCTTTCAAGTACTTCCTCAAAACTCTACATATCGCTTTCTCAAAAGAAGTAATCTCCTTCGCCTGTTTCTCAACTGTTTCAACGATGTATAAGGGGTTAATACGGTGACGGAGGTCTAATGAGAACCTCTTCGTGTCCGCCCTATCGTTATTGTTATCCATCAGTGAAACTATGTCCTTGATGACAATTATCTCGTCTTTCTCAGGTAGGGAAGTATGAACATCGTAAACCTTTTTCTTCCTCTTTATCGTCTTTCCTTTCAGTATGACTGAGGCAGGCAAGGACCTCAACTGTGAAGGGAAGTTCTCTGCCTTAACAGCGAAAATCTCATAGGGATTCTCATTCAGTTTCCCCACGATGATAAACCAATTCTGGTTTAAGAACTGCCCCTTATGTATGTCACACTCAACGACCTCAGGGCGTTTCTGTGCGTCAGCGTACTTGAACTTGTTGTCTTTCTTCACTAACACTCCTCCACGACTACCGTCCCTGTAAACCGTGCATCCCTTACATCCTCTCTTCCATGCCTCCATGTAATACTGGCCTATCTCCTCTTCAGTCGCTGTCTTAGGCAGGTTATGGGTCACTGAAATAGAATGATCAACCCATTTCTGGAGTTGCCCTTGCAAGTCAATCTTCGCTATCACGTCCATCTCATTAGCCGTGCATCCTGCCCAGGGTGATTCTTCTTTCAGTTGTTCCAAGCGTTCCTCTGATAAGTCAGAAGTGAAGACGTACTTGGACTGTAAGTAACTCTCAAACTGAGGGTGTATGACTAAATACTCCTGGAATTTCTCACCGTCAGCGTCTATGAAGTCAACACGTGCCTCTCTGTCATTCTCCGTGATTTTCTTCCTACGGTGATATATCAATTCGAAGACAGGTTCCATCCCCGAAGAGACGCCTTTTCTCATGGCTAATTGTGAGGTTGTCCCCGTGGGGGCTATCGTGAGGTTTGAGATGTTTCTTCTACCGTATGTCAAGTAGGTATCCGTCATACCAGGGTATTCTCTCTCAACTTCTTCAAGAACTCTATTTATAAACGGGTTTTCTTTCTCCAACTTCGCATCGAAGACAGGGAAGGCTCCACGAGTACTAGCGAGTTCAATGGAAGCCATGTAACTGTGAACGCATAACATTTTCTGCACTTCAACTAGGAACTCGTTACCTTCTTT